AAGAATCCAAGGGCTCACTTTCTGGCTGATACGAATACCCACGAAGTTGCCGTACTTCTGGCTTTGTTCAAGAGTCGAGATACCACGGTTATCGCAGTACAACGGAATACCCATGTCCACAACCGTGTACTCAATCGCTCCGGTCTTGGGTGCCAGCGTCTCTACGTTGAACGTATCGGCACTATCTCCGAGGATGGTATAGATCGAGTTCTCACAGAACACACCGAGGGCTTTGCCACGCATCGCCAGCAAGCCGGTTACGCGGTCACCTACGCCCACTTCAGCAGCACCCGCTATACCGTCAAAGTTCTCGGGTTCACCGGGCACAGAGAAGCGCACAGTGCCGTCCTTGTAGCCGAGGGCTAGGTGGTACTGGTGGAACTCTACGTGGCGTGGTTTATCCTCGTCGGAGACGATGGTGTTGGTCGTGATGAACTGGACGTACTGTTCCTCGTCGCCATCATTGTCCGCATCAAATGCGGCGAATGAGAAGGCTTTACCCGCACCACTTACACCGTAGAACCCATCCCAATCTTCTCTTGCGAAGAAGTTGGCTGTAATGAACTGGTAGCGAGAGCCCTCGGCAACGATGTCCTTGAGCGCAGGGAAGCCGTTTAGCCCCATCCCAACGTCACCCGCCGTGGCTCCGCTTACCGTAGCAACTTGGTTAGCGGCAGACAAAGTATCTGCTACGATGTCAAGCTGATGGATGGTGTCGCCTTGGTAGATACACGTCTTGAATCCGAACCCGGTGACGGGTTGGATGTTGACAAACTGCATCTCTCCGGTAGCGTTCTTGTTCTCAAGTTGTCCGCTCAGAACCGAATAGGCAACCAAGTCAGCCGAACACACGTTCGGGGTAGTAGCTCCGAAGTCGTCAGTGATGTAGTAGCGAGCAGCAGGCTGGGTGTAGTACAGCTTGATTCGGAGACGGTTGATCTTGAATCGAATCCAGCCGCCCGCGTTGGGAACGTCACTACCCACCTGTGCCCAAGATGCGGTGTTATCGGTAAGGAACACCGAGTCAACTGCACCACCCCACACAACGATACCGAAGTTACCACTGTTGAGATCGTCGAGGTCGAGGCGAGTATTGCCGAAAGTAGAGGTAGAGCCACCCACTACTGCATTACGTCCAGTATCTTCGTAAACAGCTTGGCCGGTAGTCAGATTAGTACCGGGGGTGTATGTATCTACATCCGAGTAGGCGGCTTGCGTTGTAGGCAGCGTAACCGTTGTAGTCTCTTTCGACCCAAGCAGCTCGAAGTTGCCCGTCTCGGGGCTGATCTTACCAAGCGCAGCTTGGAACGAGAACTTGTCCGACACAGCGTTGGGGACAAAGTTTACGCTTTCAGCGTTGGGACGCTCTTGCTGGTACTGGTGAAGAACGTCGTAGTCAATTTCGACAGCGATACCCGTGATGTTGATCTTCTGAGGAAGAGTACCGAGAATCTCACCAAGATTAACGAAGGTGAGGTAGCTCATCGCATCCGAGTTACCTGCGTTGAGGAATCGGGCAGGGGCGGTGTTGGTCCCCCAAGAGATGCCCGCAGCAGCGTCAAACGACACATCCTCGTAGCCACCCACAAGGGTGCCGAGTATAAAGCGAGGAACGTCCCCGCCAGCGTCAGGGTTGGCCGTTGACCTACCGAAGATACCCCAGCCAAGGTCAGCCTGTAGGAAGCGCGTATCGGCTGTCTCAAGGGCTTCTGTGGTGGTTGCAAATACAGTCAGGTCGTTGGTGTCTCGCCAACCGGGGCGGGCACGTAGGCCCGAAGGGCGGACAGTTGACACCTCGCCGGGTACGGAGAACCCGTTGAAGAAGCTGACTGCTTGACCATTCAATCCCGTGGTGTCAGATGAGTCTGACGCATACGAGAAGTTGTTATCAATGGCTCGGGTGATGCGGGTCAGTTCTCCGAACTGGTCAGTGCCGTCCTCGTAGTTGACCTTCCAACCAGACTCGATGTATTCCCAACCAGCGGTCGGCTCGCTCTTGGAACGCCACAAACCGGCGTAGTCAGGGACCGGATCACTTGCAGTCAATGCTCGTGCAGTGAACAACGAGGTGAAATACTCGTTGGAGCCTGAGTTCCAGTTGAACGCATCAGGGACTTCCTTTAACACGTCAAACAATCCGCTGGTCGGAGGGGTGCCGTTGAAGACCAGAGTAAGGCCGTTGTAGAACGGAAGGGGCTCAACAAGAAACACACCATCCACAGTACCCGCTGCCCAGTCCGAATTGGTTACAGGGTCAGGACTGGTAACAGTAACTTTCAAAACTCGGCAACAAAACGTATTATCTTGGTTACGGAGGATCATATTGGGTTCGATACGAACTGTGACAGACGGGGTGCCAGCGATTACACCACCCGCGTTCTCAAACCCGAGCCGTAGCTCGTCAGCCACCACATACAGTCGATCACGATACCAGTGAAGTCCAATAGGTTGGGAAGGAAGCGCATCAACACGGCTACGGAGAACAGCATTCCAAGTCTGGTACTCTTGGAAGATAGTAGCTGCGGTAGAGTTCGCGGTAAGAGCCGGGGACTCCGTGTACCGTACAGCCGTAGAAGAAGAGGTGAACGAAAGGACCGCTCCCGTTACAACAGGTACAAGGGTACGTCCCGGGGGGACGATAGCGTCGGAGTTGTACCGAGCATAGATCATCCAATTGACACCGCCCACCACACGGGTAGCCACACACACACCAAAGCGTGTCTGGGGGCTAATGCCTGTGTCAGCGATGATCTCACCGGGATCAGCAGAACCCAACCCTGTGTACGAGAAAGCCCAGAACTCAACTTGATCCGGGCTCAGTGATCCATCAAAGCGATCGAACCCTGCTACCGTTTGATAGCCGAGTCGATCCACTACCTCGAAGTTGTTGCAATCCCGAAGGGCACCTTTGTCCACCATAAGATTGGAGGACACCAGATCAAGACCGGAGTTAAGGGTGATCCCATCGTTCTCCAGTTCTACCGGAGGGTTGACCTTAGAATTGACACTCGTCATATCGGTTAGCACCCCATTTCAATTCAGGAAGTTTGTTGACGTTAAGCCGGTTCTTGTACAGATTGTACCGACGCTCGGCACGAGCGAACACTTGGGGCTTTTCATCGTAGTCTGCGTAGTTCATCAAGGCCCGCCACACAATAACATCGTGGTACTCGACCGGAGCTACGGGTTCATCCGTCTCATCATCAAGAAGCTGGGGGACGGTGGTGTACGTGTACGTGATCCGGTATTGCTTGTTGGGACGGGGGTACAGGTCATACGTACCGTCAGGTGTCTCGGTGATAGCCACCGGAACACCGAAGTATCCAACGTGTTGGTTGGCAAGGTTCTGGAACTCTTCATAAGACACCCACCGGAGACGCCTACGATCTGCTCCCGTCTCCGGGTCAAGGATGTAGAACGAACTCTTGTTGACTTCGTAGGAGTCGGTTGTATCGGTGATAAGGTCATACGTACCGTACCACTTGATCTTAAACACATCTACGTTAGCGGGGGTGGGGTCACTCTCATCGAACGTCTCACCGAACACATAGTTGTTCGAGGTAAGGGTATCGAGGTCAAGGATAGCCTCGGCTGTTCCGGCTGACCACGACCCTGAGAGGAGAGTCACGGCCTTGACCGTGATCTCCAAGCTGCTGGTGTCCCCTTCAAACACAGAGTCTACCGGAGGGGCTACAGATCGATCACCGTTCTTGATAAGAATACGAGGACGAATGTCCATCTGTCCGATCTTCTGAGTGAACTCCCAGTCCTTTCGGGAGAGTTGCTCATCAAACCAAGCATCGGCCACCCACTCCTTGAAGCGGACGTACATGGGGTCGGAGGGAGAGGCAAAGTCACCTGAAGTCAACTCGTCCAACTCCACACCGGCATTTCTGATTGTTTTGTTGACCAAGTCTATAAAAGTTGCCATTGCCTCTCTTTATCCTCCTAGTTATTAGTCTTCAGATTCCGAGCTAAGCTCCACCTTCTTGGGACGGCCGGGCTTACGGGGAGCGTCTACGTTGTCCATGTGAACCATAGCGGCTTCCACTTCGAGCTTGGCCTTCTCCTTCTCCCGCTCACGCTGAGCTTCGATGAACGCATCAAGGCGAGCATCACCGAGCTTCTCACGGAGCTTGGCTCCGAACTCAGCCTCTTGCTTACGGTTCGGCCAGCGGCCGTACAGAGCACGGTACTGGTTACGCACTGACATCCGGTCTGCGCTGACAAGCGACTGAATGACCGAAGGACCGGGGTTACGGTTGTACTCTCGGAAAGCAATCGACTTGATCTCAACACGAACCTGCGACTCGATGCCCGTCTGTGGATCAGTCACATCCTTGGTGATGTAATCAGTGCAATCATTGAGAGCACCGTCCACGATCTCCGTGGGGACATCCACGATCACACCACGCGGGATGATCGTTGCGAACTTGTTGACAAGACACTGAACGGGGGTGTCGTTACCATTCTGATCCGTCTCTGCAAGAGAAATGCGGGCGAAGCCCGGAAGGATGGGGGTAGTCATGTCGTTGACTACACTAGCCACCACCTTGTTCTTCTGGCGGTTGACGATAGCTCGTCGGTAATCTTCTTCACCCCAGTTGGGACGACCCGAGATGTTGATGGCCTGAGCCATCTTCTTCAGCTCAGCCAAGGTCTTGCCGTTCAGGTTTACAGTCTTGTTGGTACTCATACGTGTGATCTCCTTTTGGGAAACGAGGCCGGATTTGGCCCGATTGAAAAAGAAAAGGGGAAGGGAAGGTGATTAGCCTCCCCCTCCCCTCGTCTTATGGGTTGCCACTAGTCCTTGTGGCGAGGTGTTACTCCGTTAGATGCCGGAGCTGTTGTCCTGATAGTCATAGACATTAGCACCGGAGAACTCGCCAAGAGTGCGCGACGGAGCCGTGTACTCAATCGTGACAATGAACTCACGAGCGGTGGTGACAGCCGTGGTCGGGTTTGCAGTCAGGGTCAGTGCCAGATCAAACACACCATCCAGTTCGGCCAGCTTAGCGCCAGTCGGGACCGTGTTGGTGATGGTACGACCAGCAGCACGCAGAGCGGTCTGCATGGTAGCAGCTGCCACAAACGAATCCGAACGATCAGCCGAAACAGAACCAGTGATGTACGGATTGGTCGAAGCATCAAACGCCTTACGCGGGTCGCGAACTGCGCGGACGGCAGTCACACCAGCAGTAGCAGTCACACCCGTCGAAGAATCCAGCTGGTCGTTCTCGAAACGAACGCGGATGATACGAGCACGGGTCGGGTCAACACGCATAAAGCGGAAGATGTCCGCATTAGCCGCAGCAACGCCAGCCGGGATAACGATCTTCGCGGTGTGCGAAGAGACCGCGCCTTCGGTAGCACCGGAGACGGGGAGACCGCCGTTGTTAAGCAGCCCCGAGGTATAAATAGCCATTTTGTATGTCCTCCTTAATTATTGGTCGGTTGGATTATTCGGAAGCCGCCGACTCAATGCGGACGCCCCAACGCTCGTTCAGGCGGGTCGCACAGTACCAGAAGACATACGATGCAAAACCACGCTGACCCAGCGGGTCGGTTTCGCTCTTCAGCGAGCCCGGAGGATTCACGTCCAGCTTGAACGAGTTGCGGGTCTTGAACTCCGTGGTGCCCCAGAAGTTCTCAGCCATCACAACGACCGGGTACACGTCAACGGCAGCGCCGTCACGAGAACGAACACCCGTGATGGTCGAGCTACCAGCACCCCAGAACGGCTCAAGGTGCGGAGTCAGGCAGAAGCGGATACCTTCGCAAGCACCGATTTCGTACTCGTTCAAGAGCGTACCCGAACCGTAACGCTGGCTCTCAATGAACTTGTCCAGATCACGCAGATCGGCGTCCATGTCGGAGTGGGTAACGGCGATGTAACCAGCCTGCACAGGCTCAGTGGCCTGACCCGTACCAGCACGGATCATGCTGGTCATGTACTTGCCGTGGTTGTTACGCAGCACGTTGGTAGCAGTGCGGACGTGCTCAAGCAGCAGAACGTCTTCGACCGTGGCGCGGGTGGTAGCGGTGCCGGTGTAAATAACCTGCGAACCACCACGAACCGTCTGCCAGTTGATGAGTTCCTTCTGGGTGCCCATGGCCTTACCAAGCTCGGCACCGATCTCCTTGAAGCCAACGTCCGAGTGGAAGTTGTACATCTTGTCGGTGACGCGGATGATCTTGCCGTACTGGTCAACCTTGTCGGTCACAGTCTCCTGCTGGAAGTTCTCAGCAGCCGGGGTCACACCCTCAACCAGAGTGTTGGTATCAACCTCGATCTCACGCATACGCTTCCAAACCAGTGTATCGGACTTGTTGGCGGGCAGAGGGGTACGGGTAATACCGGGCAGCTTGTCGAGAACCAACCACGGCTCAGCGTTGACAAGAGCATTCGGAACGGCGTAGATAGCAACGCGCTGGGTGATACTGGCGCTATCGTAGGCCAGAAAACCTTGATTGTAAGACATTAGTGTCTATCCTCCTTGATAGATGGAATTTGTATTAGAGTTTCAGCTTACCCTGTGCAATGGCACGATCCATCTCTTCGAGGAACGCATCAAACTCAGGGGTGCCCGGAGGAGGCGGATTCTTGATCCGCTCTTCGAGCGACGGCTTGTGGCCGGGGGGAGGTGCACTTCGAGCCGGCTGGGCAGCACTCGTAGTCAGCTTGGCTTGACGCGCTTGCTGAACTTGAGCCGCACGAGGATCAACTTCGTGGTGCTGAGCGACGGGCTGTTGGGTTTGCGGCTGCTGGACATAGCCGTGGGCTGCGTTGTACCGTTCTGCCCACTGACCGTAGTGTTGCATCAGGAAAGCATAGGTATCGGCATTCGCATCGTTTGCCGCCTGTTGAAGAGTTGGCGGGAGTGAGCCAAGAAACTCATTCCACGGACTCCAACCCGTCTTCGGGTCAACGTAGTCAATCACTTGCAAAGAGCCGGGGGCAAGTTGCTCAAGACGGGCTCGTTCACTCTGAACAACCATCTCGAACTCTTGCTTCGCCAACTTCTCTTTAAGCTCTTCCACGGCAGACATGTCCACCCTCGGAACCGAAGCAAGCAACTGTTGCTGGGTTTCGATGAGTGCGTCTCGGGAGACTTCTAGAACAGATGCTAGCTCCGGATCACTTGCTCGGAGACGATTGATCTGATCTGTCAAGGCTTGAACCTTAGCTGATGCGGTCTGCGCGTTAGCCGTAGTAGCGGTCGGGTTCGACGGCTGGCTAACCGCTCCATCGCGGAGCTTCAGCTCAAGTTGTTCGCGGGCTTTCCGCTCTTCTTCGTACTTCTTCTGGAAGGCAGTCTGACGACCAACTTCTGAACGATACCGCTGTTCGTGATACTCCCGAGCTTTACGCTCGGTTTCGAGTTTATCCTCGACAATCTTACGGACAGACGGGTCAAGGGAGTTGAGCCAGTCCTCGTTCGGGTTACTCGACTGTTGCTGGGAAGTTGCGCCTTCCTTAGCGCTAGTACCACCTTCCGCTGGAGTCGTCGTGGATTGGTTCGCTTCGGTATTCGCGGGAGGAACCTCCGGCTCACCTACCTTGGCGCTACTTTCAACCCCACTACCACTGTTGAGGAACTTCTGCAACTCTTCTTCAACCTTGGTGATCTCTTCAAGGTTGTTGGAAAGTAGAACCTGCTGATACTTTTCAGTAAGCTGGTTCTGAAGTTCTTCACGGGAAAGTTCCGTATTGGATTCTTCCGGTGATTGGGGCTGATTGTACTGCTGTTCAGTCTGGTTGTCAAGTGTGTCACTCATCTTTCTTGTGATCCTTTTTAGTTAGCGGCCATAATAGGCGGCTTGTGGACGGTTGAGAGGGGGTTTAGTACGCTGTCTCAAGAGCCTTCTTGAGACGATTGATTTCCTCGTACCGACCTCTCAACTTGTCGGTCTCGGACTGATCGCCAGCTCGAAAGATGGCGCCAGTAACTTGCTTCTCGTGTTCTTCCAGTAGCTTCTTAATCCACCGGAAGGTGCCGCTATCAGGGTCAACATAATGACCTTCGATCTCTTTACTCATTTAAACACCCGATCCTGTTTGAGCCTTGAGCTGCATTTCCTCGCGCATGAGTGCTCGTTCTGCTGCACCTTCAGCTGCTTGAACCCCGGCAAGGAACCTTTCGGTTTCCTTATC